AATGTAGGTGATGTGTTTGCTGTATTCATTTGATTCCATACAGAATCAGTTGAATTGTATATAAATGATACTCCGCCTACAACAACTACTTGATTGTTTGTTGGACTACTTGGAAAAACTGCCGCCATAAATTAACTCCTCTTTAACAGTACTTCTACTGTGTCTCTTCCATCTTCTTTGTTATTTAATGCCAAACCAATTATACAGCCTGGTTGATAATCACCACTAAACTTTGTTGCATATCCTTTAATTTCGCTAGATGTTAATAAGTCGCCTTTTGCTATGTGTCCAACAACCTTAATTGGTACTCGACCTACAAAACCTACACAAACTGGATGTTCTGCATCTATATCTTTATTCATTAAGTAAGCAGGTTTATCAGAAACAACACCTGCTATTTGTGAACTAGCATACTTGTTACATTCTGTAACTTCGTGTGTTCCACCTACCATAACTACTGTTCCTACTTCGTAATCTCTATCACCGGCATACATCTCAGCCAAGTCAGCATATTGGGCCTGTGTGGCTTTACCTGTAAATAATACTGCGTGAATATTTTTAAAATTTCTTCCAGAAGATCCAAAATCTCTTGTGTTATCTGCATCAGGTATAATATCTCCTGAGATTTGAACTTGTCCATCTAACATAGGACCACTTTGACCTGGTGACCATTCTACCCACTGTTTAGTAGTTCCGTCATTAATGTACTTGTAAAAGTTACCATTGTCAGTGTCATACCATTCATCACCGTCTGCTGGACTACTTGGTGCACCAGCACTTGCAGTATAAGTTGTTGCACTTCCGCCTGTTCCATTTACCCAAGCACTGCCATTGTATTTTAATACTTGGTCTGCTTGTGGATTAGAAATAGTTACACCGGTTAATTCGTTTAACTCGTTTACTTCAGCACTATTAACCCAAGCGGCGCCGTTATATTTTAAAATTTGTCCTGTACTTGCACTAGATATTGTTACGTCCGTTAATTCTCCAATTTCGTTTGTTGAAGCAATTAATCCATCGACGTAGGCTTTAGTTGCCGCATCTTTGTTTGCAGTTGGTGTTCCAAGTTCAGTTATTTTTACATTATTTAAATCTATTGTTGTGTTAGCATCTATCTTAATATTACTATTACTAAATCTTACATCTTCATTTTTAAATCTAACTGCTTTATCAAATACATTATCAAAATTATCATCGTCTGAATCGTAATCACTTGTTGAACTTGCAACAACTGTTTTTGTTGCTAGAACAGAAATATTTCTTTCAATATCTTCTAGTCTTCTTAAGTCTGATTTAGATCCACCAAATATAATATCATCATCTTGCATATCGGATTCATTAAAGAATTCAATATCACCATCTTTTTTATAACGCCAAAGTTTTGATTCAATTTTTGCACCTGCCAAGTCACTAGAGTGTAGTGTGGCTAGATCTTCAAAGGATCTCATCTGTCCGTTAATTTTAATTTTTCTACCTTTACGAGCCATTATACTTTAAATCCTGTAACTTCTAATTGGTCATCTGTATCGATTATACCAATATTTATCGTTAATGTTGTTCCTGATACACTGAATTCTGCAGGTCTTAAAAGCATTCTATTCATATAAACGTTATAATGAATTGCTGAACTTAAATCACTAAATGTATAATTGACACTAGTTGTAACATTTGTTGATGCTTCTGAACTTGTTACTGTCTGTGTTGCACTATGAAATCTTGTAAAACTGTTTGTAAGAGCAACTGTGCCTGTTGCATCAGGTAATGTAATTGTTCTGTCTGCTGTTGGATCTGTTAATGTAACTGTAGTTTCATTTGAATTGCCAGTTGTGCCTTCAAATTTTAAATCTGCACCTGCGTTTAAATATAAACCATTTTCATTAATTCTTACAATGTTGTCTTGCGACCCATTGTTCATTACTGTAAATTCTAAAGTACCATCTTCAGCACCATCTGTAACATCACTACCTTTTGCAGAAATTTTACCATATATTACAGTTTGGTCAGTGGAATTTCTTCCTTTAAATTTTATTTGTCCTAAGTAATCTGCGTTAAACGGAGAAGCACTGTTTCTATCTAATTCTATAATTGGTCCAGCATTACTGCCGGTTTCTGTAGAAGTTAACTTTCCACCATCTGTAATTGCAGTAAATAATCCTGAAGTAATTCCTGTTAAGTTAGAACCGTCACCATGAAATGCGTTTGCTTGTATATCTGCATAACCGCTAATAGTAACATCACCGCTAGTTGTACCATCTTCAGCAGTAGTAATTGCAACAAATCTGTCGGCAGATTCGTCCCACATTAAAGCGACATTGGTATCACTACCTCGCTCTAAAACTATACCTGTATCTTTATCGTTAGACCCACTTTGTCCGCTATTTAAACGTATTAAAGGATCAGACAGATTTGTAACATCAAAATTAACCTGTGCGGCTTTAGGTCTTGTTAATGGCATTTAAAACTTCCTATGTGCTTATTCTATAGTATTTATGCAGAAGTTATTCTACTTGTCACTCAAAAAGAAAGGCCCCGTAGGGCCTTTCTCCATAAAGTATAAGTTTTTAGTACTGATTACATACGTCCAACAACAACTTCGATTACGCCTTCGCCTTCTGCGTGATCTTCAAGTGCTTTACCAATAACAGAACCCATTGCAGGATTTTCTTCTGCACGAGCCATTCCGTTACCAGCCGCTACAAGCATATCACCTTTAGCAACTGCGCCAGTTACTTTACATGGTACACGACCTTGTAATGCTACTGCTACACCGTCAGCGTCACTGTTCATTAAGTAAGCAGGATTAGTTGAAACAACACCAGCAACTTTCTTGTCAGCATCTGCCATACAAGTTGTTACTTCTTTGTCTCCACCAAAACATACTACTGTGCCTGGTTCGATGTCTGCATCTGCAGAGTACATCTCAGCCAAATCCGCGTATTGCGCCGATGTTGCTGTACCAGAGAACACACCAGTTGCAAGTGTAATACCTGAACTGTTAAATGTAGTGTGTGTCGCGTTATCAAGTGTTACCACTGCAGAACCTGTTCCAGAATCAGTAACTTCAATTTTACTGTCTCCTTCTGAGATACTGTCTTGTGATAAGCCAGCAAGTCCGCTGTCAACATACGCCTTAGTAGCCGCATCTTGCGCCGAACTTGGATCAGCAACACTTGTTAAACGTTGTGAGTTTGCATTTAAAATACCACCAAGTGTCAAAGTATATGAACCACTCAATGTTAAGTTTTCTGCTGTAACGTCACCTGTGAAAGTTCCACCTGCCAATGGCATTTTAGTAGCAATACTGTTTGTAACAGTTGTACTAAAGTTTGCATCGTCACCTAGAGCCGCCGCAAGTTCATTTAGTGTATCGAGTGCCGCCGGAGCAGAATCGATAGTAGCCACTACTTGTGAGTCAACGTAAGCCTTGATTGATTGTTGTGTAGCCAATGCTGTTGCACTGTTAGAAGCCATGTTATCTTCATCTAAGATTACAGAAGCTCTGGCACCACTTGCACCTGCTATACCACTTGAGTTGATTGTGAACATTTCAGTACCAGCCGCATCAAAACGGATAGTATCATCATCTGAACCTTCTTCAACTTGGATTTGTGTATCACCGTCTTGGTCAGCAATCGCAATGATTGTTGATGTAGTTGTTAATACACGAGCATCGATAACATCGCCAGATGCCGGAGCCTCTGTAAATGTTAATGTTGTTCCACTTACTGCGTAAGCAGTTGTTGGTATCTGTACAACACCGTTTAAAGAAACAATAGTTGTTGCAGTTGTACCACTTACTGATAGTGTAAATGCAACTGTACTAGCATCACCGTTGAAAGAATCAGCAGTAATTGTAGTAAAGTCAGCACCTGCGTTCCATTCAACACCTGTGTATACTTCGATTTGACCAGTTGTACTGTTAAATCTAAACATACCTTGTGCTGGAGAACCAGGACGCTGTGCAGTTGTACCTACTGGTAACTTCATTGAGTCAGTTGAATCAACATTTAATGTTGCACCTGTTACAGCCGTTGTACCACCAACAGACAATGTGCCTGCTATTGTACCGTTACTATTTGCTGTCAATGTAGTTACTGTTGCCGCCGCTGGAGTGTTGCCACCCAATACGCCGTCAAGTGTACCAGTTACGTTACCTGTTACAGGACCAACAAATGATGTTGCTGTAATAGTAGTACCTGTAATAGCCGCCGCTGAATTGGCACCAATAATTGCGCCATCAATAGCACCGCCATTAACATCTACTGTAGTAAACGTTGATGTTCCAGTTGATGTAATATTACCTGTTAAGTCACCAGTTACGTCACCAGTTACGTCACCTGTAATTGTACCTGAAGCATTGATTGTTGTAAACGTACCTGCCGCGGCAGTTGTTGCACCAATAATAACGCCGTCCATGTTTCCTGAACTTGCATCAATATCTACAACACCGTCTACGTCAAGTGTTTGACCTGCTCCGATAGTAGTAGTTGAACCTGCCGCCGCTTCAAACTCACCAATGAATTTAGTTGCCGTTAAAGCACCTGTTCCACTGTTGAAAGTCATTGAAGACGCATCTGACAATTCGCCATTTGCACCTGCAAATACAACTCTTGTGTTTGTTAAATCAGTTACACGCATACTACCGAATGCCGCACTACCTAATGAACCACTGAATACACTTGATGTATCAGTTGCATCAGGAATGAATACGAATTCTGAAGCACTTTCGTCTAAACCGAAGTAACCATTTTTTGAACTACCGTCGTTGTGTAAGTATTTGATACCTCTATCTAAACTATCATTTGAATCAGCACCAATTTGGAATACTGGGTCAGCAATAGTTACAACAGTTGAATCAACTGTAGTAGTTGTACCAGTTACAGTTAAACTACCTTGGATAGTAACAGTACCGCCTGATCCGCCTGGATTAGGGTCAATAGTTAAGTCACCTGAAGTAGATTTAATTGTGTTACCGTCAACATTAATGTTACCAATAGTTAAACCGTCACTATTGATTGTACCTTCTGAAGCACCGTCAATGTTGAAAGTTATTAAACCATTAGTACCAGTATCTGTTACAGTAACGTTTGAGTTTAATTGCTCAATAACGTTTGCCGCGCCAGATAATTGGCTGTCAACGTATGCCTTTGTAGCGGCATCTTGAGCATTGCTTGGATCACTAACGTTAGTAATTGCATTACTACCCATTGTGATAGTTCCGTTAGCAGTTAAGTTTGTAAACGTACCTGCCGCTGGTGTATTACCACCAACAACACCATCAATAGGGCCTACAAAAGTAGTTGCTGTTACAGTTGTACCTGTAATAGCCGCCGCACTGTTGGCACCAATAATTGCACCGTCAACAGCACCGCCGTTTACGTCAATTGTTGTGAATGTTGATGTTCCAGTTGATGTTACATCACCTGTTACGTCACCAGTTAAGTCACCAGTTACTCCACCACTTGCTGTAATGGCGCCTGATGCACCAATAGTTGTGAAAGAACCAGCCGCCGCAGTTGTTCCACCAACGATACCGTCGATGTTACCTGTTACGTTACCTGTTACGTTACCTGTTAAGTTACCAGTTGCTGTTCCAAATCTAATATCTCCGTAAGATGCGATTGTAACATTACCTGCAGTTGTACCTGCATCTGTTGTTAACATCATTGCGAATTGATCTTCAGATTCGTCCCAAATCATTGCCGCATTGTTTCCTGCAGAGCCACGGTTAATGATGATACCACCATCAACGTTACCAGCACCGCCTGAACCCAATAGCATGAATGGATCAGCCACTGTAGTGTTTGTTGTGTCAACAGTAGTGGTTGTACCATTTACTGTTAAGTTACCTGAGACAGTCAGATTACTGCCATAGGTTAAGTTTGTTTCCAATTTACCGCCTGTTACGTTAGCATCAGCAATTTTGGCTGTTGTTACCGCAGAGTCGGTGATCTGATTGGTTTTAATACGAGTTACGGCCATAAGTGAATCACTCCTCTTTATATGTTATGTCGTTTTTTGGTTTGGTCGGACCAATAGTATTTATAGGATTCACTTGTTTTTTAAGTGCTCAGTATTGGTTTTAGAGGATTATTTTTTATAATAGTAGTACTTAATGAAAGTCTACCCAAACACTATTTGCATAGCCTTGAAATTTATTTGTTGTGGTATTATAGATTACCATACCATTACTTGGAGTTAGTGCATTACGTTGTGTTGTAGTCATACTTGCTAACTGTACTGCATTGTTAAATGCACTTCTACTTGTTTGTATATTTACAACTTCAGTACCTGCTGTGTCAATTCTAACTGTATCATCGTCTGCAGTTTCTTCAACTTGAATTTTAGTATCACTGTCACTATCTACAACGGATCTAATAGTAGTTACAAGTCCTAATTTTCTTACTTCAATTCTATCGCTCGAAACCGGTGCTTGTGTAAAAGTTAAAGTTGTTCCACTTACACTATATGCTTGTGTTGGTTCTTGTACTACACCATTTAATGTTACCATTACAGTGGCACTATCGGCCGAACTGTTTAGTGTAAAGTTTACATCAGATCCATTTCCAGTAAATGATTGAGTTGATATTGCACCTGCACTACTTCCAACTGCTACCCAATCTGTTCCATCATAAACTTCTATCTTATCACTATCATCATTAAAGCGAAGCATTCCTTTTACAGGACTTGTAGGTCGTTGTGCATTTGTTCCAACTGGAACAACAATAGCAGTGTCTGTATCAATTACTACATTACCTGCACCATCTACATCTAATGTTAAATCATCTCCAGAACTATTAGGGGAAATAGTGTTACCTGAAAATCCTAGTGTTCCTGTACCACCACCTGTACCATAAGTACCTGTGTATCTAGCACCTTCAATGTAAACACTTTTACCACTAAAGTTTACGCCATTGGGATAGTTGCTACCAATAAAATTTAATACGCCTGATTCATAATCAAAGAACCATTCATCATTATTACCACTACCTGTAACAAATACTTTATTACTAATATTAGCGGCATTAGTGGCATCACTTGATGTATGTATATAAACGTTAACAATATATGTACTTCCAAACTGTGGTGGTATCCAACCTGTTAATCCTGTTTTCCAAGTTCTGTTTGCAGTTGCCGTGTTATCTTCTGTACATTCGACTACGTTTACACCTTTATATGTTGTAACAACGCCTGTACTACTTGACGGACTTACAGCCGGAATACTAGACGAATCTCTCCATACTCTGTCACCTCTAATTAATAATGGTGATGGTATGGCTTCATTAGCCGCTAACTTGTTAGCATTGGTATCGGTTTTAGTTGCACCATAACCTAATTTTTTAAATAGGTAGTCAATTTTTTGATTATCGGATATTGCCATTAACTTGCCACTCCAATACTTAAACTAGATATACTTTGTCCACTTGTTAATGCTATTCTAACTAGTGAAACATAACCAGTTGCATTTGCCATATTTTCTGTTCCAAGTGTCATTGTATATCCGCCACTTAAACTACTACCAGTTGGAATAACATCGCCGCCAGTGTATGCACAACCATCAGAGCCGTTGCCGCCATTTCCAGTGTTACTACCAGGCAATCCTACTCCACTATATTGTGTTGTACAATCTAACCAACCGTTAAGTCCACTTGAACTGTCAATACCTGTTCCAGGTAATGCAATCCATACACCTGCTACTCCAGTCGAACTTGTAATTTGTATGTCATAGTTTGCAACAATGTTTCTTCTAAATGCAAAAGTAAAATATTGTGTTCCTGTGTCACCACTTCTGTCTGGTCCAGCAGGTAAAAATCCTGTACTATAATCTGATACATTATATTCTAAGTCACCCCAACGTACTGTTGCTTCTTTTGTTCCTGCAACTGTTTTGTTTCCAGTAAATAAATTATTTGTATAAAAGTTTGTTGAGCCAGTAAATGATGGTGTATCAGTTGTTGCACTTGCAAAGTCAAAAATTCTTTTTCCGTTGTCAACATAAGTTCCATCACCTAAACTACTTGATACAGAAATATCTTCTTCATTTACACCAGAAGGTGATGCTGTATGTACTGCAATTTTTGGACTTGTTACTTCAGCATAACTTCCAGTACCGTTCATATTAGTTGCTCTTAATTTAATAGTTTCAACTGCGGCAATGCTACTACTTGTTAAACTAACTGTTTGTGTTCCTATTGCATATGGAGTTCCTACTCCAGTATTAGCAATAGGTATACTGCCAGATAACATTGTACTTGCACCATCAATATCTGAGTAACTCTTGTTCTGTGTCGAAATAACACTACTAGAAGTTCCTTCTGAATTTGTACCACTTGCAATAGTTAAAACTGAACTTGTATCTCTATATGCTTGTCCTACTAAATTTTCTATTGTTACACCTGCTAATGATAATGTTGGACTTCCTGTATTATAATAAGGAACTCCAGAAATATATCTATAAGTTCCAGATGTTGCTTCTGTTAATGAAGCACTTGCTACACTAGTTGTAGGAGTACTAGTTAAATCGTCATACACAACTGCAACATAATTTGTATTTCCAGTTGCACTGTGTTCTAAACGTTGGTCATTAACACCTACAGTATAATTTGACAATGATTGTGTAATTTTAGCATCAAACGTTTGATAAAATCCTGTTGGATATGTACTAGAACTAATAGAATCGTGTGCATCTGCTTGATTACTTACAACTAAAGAAGTAAATGTTCCGTTTTCATTTAATGCTGTACTAAATGTTTTATTACCTCTATCAGCACCGTTTATTTTAGCAGTTAAGGTGCCTGAGAGCCCGTTATACGCATTATTTACAACACTAGTGTCAATAGTCCCACTTGTATATCTTCTTGCAGTAGTAGTGGTTAAACTTGCTCCTGCTGTTAATGGGTTTGAATCACTATTGTCTGTAAAATTTGCCGCTAGTTTAGGACTTGTACCATCATAACTATCTGAAAGTGTTATACTTTTAGTACTTAAATTTGCTGGTGCACTAGGTATCGAATTTACCTGAAAAGTTAAACTAGTATCTGTATCTGTTTGTGCTGTTATATCCGGTGTTCCATTTGCAGTAAAACTTAAATTTTTATTACCTGTACTGACACCTGTAAAGTCATGGTCTAATGTTCCACCAATTGATCCTGGACTTGAACCATCTTCTGTTACTACGTCGTTTGAACTTCCATCATTCCAATTATAAACATAATCATCTGCATTTTGTGTTGTGTTTGTTGCACGAACTAATGCACGATTAACTCCATTATAATCTGTTCCATCATAAACATCATACTGATTATCTCCACTTCTGTCACTGACTGTAATTGCAGTTCCAGAAATGTTTGCTCTCACATCTGGTTCAACGTGTACTGAAAACGTACTACTAATAAATGGACTACTAGTATGACTGCTTATAACTCTAACGTTACCTGTATAATCTCTTGGAGTTCCATTTGCTTGGTCACTACTACTTAAAGCATATGTGTGACTTAATGCAACATTTCTATCACCTGCAGAACCTGATCCTGCATTTACTGTTACGTTACTTGTTCCATCACCAAATTGATATTGGTATTGTATTCCGTATGTTGAATAACTTCCAATACCTGCTTCTGAATTATTTGTAAGTTGTACAATATGTCCGCTTGATGCTTCTTCATTAATTCCGCTGTTATCATCTAATGATACCGTAGGCGTATGATCATCATAAATTTTTATTGTAGTACTGTCTGGTCCAACCGGTATAACTGCCGGGTTGGCTGTACTCATTGTATCTAAAGTAAGTTGTGTTGTAAAACTTTGTTCTGATTCTGTGGCTGTTGGAAAAGTATGAGCCAATCTTGCACCACTTGATCCGCCTGTTGCAGAATCACTTGAAATGGTTTCGTTACTACTTCCATCTCCCCAATTAATTGTCCATTGAACTGTTGATCCACCAATGTTTGTATTGGTACTATTATTCTGAAAGTATACTGTTGCTCCGTCGTCCCAACTTGTAATTGGACTTCCGCCACTAGATGCGGCATAAAAGGCAAAGTCTACAGTTGGATCTGGACTGTATACACTAATGTAATCTGTTCTTGTAAAACTTGCACTACTACCAGCACCTGAACCACTTGTATTACTTGCTGTAACTGTGATACTATGTGGACTACCAGAGTAGTTAGTATATGTGTGACTTGGACTAGTACTAGAAGTTGTTGTGTTACTTGTACCGTCTCCCCAATCAATTACATATCGGTTCGCATTACCAACTGCTGATATACTTAATGTTGTACTAAATCCTGAACCACCGGTTGTTACACTTGCCGTAAAAGTAACACTTTGAACAAACGTATTATTACGAATATTTTCCGTTACTTCATTTAAATCATCTATAGCATCTGTAATTTTTGTAGTTGTTTGCCAACCTAAATAAGCACCGTCTGTTGTTAGACTGCCATCTGTTGGAGATCCTAATTCTGTTGTTATACCTGTTATACCACCTGAAACAGTTGATACATCTTTCCAGGATAAAGTTCCTGCACCGTCTGTGGCAAGAACATAATTATTTGTTCCTCCAGATATAGTGAGATCTGTAGGTGCTCCTAAATCTAAAGGACCACTTGTACTTCTAATTTGTGATGCATGAATTGTGACGTTATCTACTTGTAGGCTTTGACTTGGTGTGGCAGTGTTTATACCTACACGATTATTCGTGACGTCGAGGTATAATAAATCTGTATCTACTGCTAAATCCGTGCCTAATCGCTCAAGATTACTCTTAAGCATAGCACCGGAAATTCTTCCAATTGCCATGTTATTCTCCTACACCACTGTTCATTCCCGGGTGTGCCTGGGTATATAACTATTTATGCTAATAATAAAGAAAGGTTATTATGCGATATCAGTAGCATCTAAGCCTTCGATAGCATAGATTCTATGTGTGTTTGGTGGGGGACTTGTAAATGTAATATCTCTGCCACTTATAGTATAAGCCGCATCTGGTTCTTGTATTACGTTACCTACAACAACAAGAACATTATTTTCATCGCTCGGTGCTGTTGTAAAAAAGTTTGTAAATGCAGTTGTAGTTCCATCTCCAGTTACAACTGTTGTTTTTGAAATTGCGGCATTACCAGAACGTGATAAGTTTTGCCAAGCAGAACTATCATAGTATTCAACTTTATTAGTGTCTGAATTAAAACGAAAATCACCTGCATTAGGTGAAGCAGGTCTCGATGCAGTTCCTCCAGTTGCTGGAGAAGATGCTTTGCTAGATTTTTTAGCAAATTTCTTACTATCGTTCTTTAATAGGAAACCCATAATTAAATACTCACGTAACTAACTGAAGCCGTAATTGCCGAAGCAGTACCTGATACTGCTTGAATAGTATCAGCATTCGCTAGTACCATTTTTTCAGCATTCATAATATATGTGTCACCTGCTGGTATTGTCAAATCTTTAATTATTTGATTTGTTACTCCAGCGGATCCGCCACTTTGTACTACATTAACAGACAATGTTGCATCACTAACTGTTGTATTACAAAAGAATATAACAGTAATGGCTGTATTATTCGTACTTGTATAAATCGTAGTTGATGTTGTTCCTATTTGTCCTTGTGCTATTGCCATGTCTTTACCTTAAAATATTAATCCAAAAACTATTGCTTTTGATTTTGTTACTAATTCATCAGTAGTATTTATGTTCGCTACGAATACACCAGATCCACCTGATGCTGGTGCTTTAGCATATACTTTTGTAAAGCCTGAAACCCCTGTTGGATCTGAACCTTGTTCAGTTACTTTAGCAACATCTTCTAGTGCTATTTCGCCTGTTCCTGTTGTGCTTAATATTAAATTCTCATCAGTAGCAATATTGCTTACTGTATTACCACTTATTTGTACATTTCCGTACGATAAGTTAGTTGCTGTTGCTTCTAGTACATCTGTTCCATCTATGTTAACAAAGAACTTACTAGTACCTACACCATCATCAAACACTTCTGCTTTAGAATTTCCTTCATTAATTTTATCAACAACTGCACCACCGCCTGACACTTGATTGTCAACATATGTTTTTGTTGCTAAATCGTCTCCGCCTACTGGTGTTCCACCTCTAACTTTAGCAAAACTTGATCCAATTTTAAAATCAAAAACATCATTTGCTTCATCAAAATGTAGTGTTGCGTTATCTGAAGTTCCTCTATCAATCTCAATACCTGAAGTTCCGGATGTTACTCCTGCTCCACTTTCGCCACTGTTTAAAACAATAACGTTATCTGCTACTGATGTATTAGTCGAGGATACAGTTGTGCTTGTGCCTGTAATAACTAGATTACCATCAACTGTTAAAGTGTGAGTATCAATTTCAACATTACCAGTACTACCAGCATCTGTTGTTATTTTGTAATCACCTAAAATTCTTTTTTCTGTATTTGCCATGCAATTTAAACCTTATATAGTGTATTTAGCCTTTATAAACTATTAAGAAAAGTTGCCCCGAAGGGCAACTTTAATACATTTAGCCTAAGATTAAGCGTCTTCTGTGAAGTCTGTATCGTCTGTACCTGATGCAGTATCGTCGTCACCTGCTTCTTCAAACTGTACTGCTCCATCAGTATTAGATGTTGCAAAGTTCCAAGCCACTGACTTTCCGTCTAATGCATTAGAACCAGTAGCACTTGGTTGTGCTAATGTTACTTTACGTCCTGCAATTTTGGATACACCATAAGTTTCACCATCATCACCTTTTACAGAAATAATCATTTCTGTTCCAGTTAATGCCGCTGGTAATTTACCAGTTGTTAGTGTACGAGTGTATGCAGTACCAGGTGTTCCAGTTGCTTTAACTGAAAACTTTTTACTACCTAGTTGTTTTGCAATATATCCTTCAACAACAGATGAACCGTCATGAAAGTTAACTTTAATTTCATTGCCACCTGCTGTAGGTACGCCGAAAAATCTTTTGTTTATTGGTCTTCCCATTTTATTTCTCCTTTGTTACGTTCTATGTAATACGAGGATGGCTCCCCATAAACTTATCATTATGATAAGCAATACTATTTATACTATATGTCTTATAGATTGTTTACTTGTTGTCGTGGTTAACAGATATATGTTTTAAAACTTTACCAGAATTTTCTCCAGCAGTAACAGTATATCCAGTCGTACCATTTCCATACACGTTTACTTCACTACGAGTTTTCATAAGGATTTTCTCTTTACGTTCTCTCATTTTTTGCTCACGGTATGATTTAAGTAGATGATCATGTCTGTTCATTACACTCTCCTTTTTACAGTTAAGTGCGTTCCTTCAGCATAGTTGCTTACTTCCGGCCTATATCGGCTGAACGTTGTACAAATATTTAGTCAAAAAGAAAGGCCCCGAAGGGCCTTTCTAATATTGTTTCAGTTAGTTAACAATAATATCCAAAAAGGATATCTATTAACTAAATGTTGGGTTAGCAATAGTTACTCTACCAACGTAATCCGCCGCGTTTCCAAGTGAACTACTAGTTTGTGAAAGTTCACTGTAACCGTAACGTGTCATAAAGCCTACTAGTGGCTCTAATGTTGCTGGATCAAGTACTACACCTGAACTCATTAGTGGAACGTAAGGACAATAGAATGCCGCCGCGTCCGCTTCTGAACTACCTTTGTAACCAACAAGAACTGCTTCTGAATCAGCCGCATAACTGTCAACGTAGATTTTCATTGCACTGTTTAAAGTACCTACAAATTTAGTATTTGTTGGTGCTTCAAAAGTACCTTCAGTTGTTCTTGCGAACGCTGAAGTTGATGCACTTTGTAACATTGTTAATGCAGTTGGAGAAACAACAGCCCAGTTACCTGCGCCACGTCTTGTTCTCTGTGCGATTTTGTTAGATACTCTGTTAATTGCTACAGCCAATGCCGCGTGTTCATCACCCACGTATGTCGCTGTACCACTAACTGCCGCTTGGTCGTATGCTTCAGTGTTTGCACCGAAAGCCGTTGAACCAGCAGTCGCTAAAGCTCTTAAACTTGCAAGAACTTCTTGGTCGATCTCAGCAGTAATCTCTTGGGCTAATGCCGCCATGATTTCTGCTTCTACATCGATACCTTGTTGTGATTGAGCATCTTGTGCCGCTTCAAAAGTCCAACGAGCTGATAATCTTCTAGTTTGAGCTTCTACTGTTTGACGTAGAATTTCAATAGAAAGAGTATTACCTGGAACACCTTCTAAGTATCCACTTGCTGTTGTACCTGCCGCTTTAACACCTGCCGCACTTTCAGTACCTGAATAACCAGCCGCTATGTCCTTTGGACCTAACGCTTCGTCACCAGCACCTAAGTTTGTACCGTCATTTGTTGTTGCTTGGATAGCCGCACCATTTGCCGGGTTAATAGTGTTTGCAGAGTTGTACTTAACTCTTAAAGTGTGAATTTGAGCAATTGGACCTTGCATAGGCTGTACACCAACAATTTCGTTTGCGATAACTGTAGGCATTACACGTCTAATTACGGGTAAAATTACTTTGTTTAATTGTGCTACTCCACCTGCCGCTGTTGCGCCACTAGTTGCCGCTTCTGTTAAGTGGCGTTTAGTGTTTTCCAGGATAGTAGACATTGTCTTGCGACGAGTACCTTGTAAACCATCTAAAAGGGCTTCTTTAGTATTGTCCCAACGACCTTCTGCTAAAATATCAGACATTTTTTTAGTCTCCTAATTATATATTTTTAGTTTAGTCCCGCTAGACGCTTAATTTCAATGATATTGCCCTCATCTTCTGCGTTTACGGATTCTTTTTTATTACCAGTTACTTCTTTTGACTCCATTATAGCAGACTTTTTACTGTCTACTTTAACTTCGTTTTTAAGAACTGCTGGCAAATACTTGTTAAATGTTGCATCAAGTTTATCAGTAATCACGTTTTCAAGTAAATCTTGCATAACTGTTTTCTGATCTTTGCTTAATGGTCCCATCATTTCGTTTAATTTTTGATCACGGACAATGCGATCGTTGATTTTACGAATTTCTGCTTCTTTGCTTTCAACTAAAGTTGATTTCGTTTCTGCGTCTTTTTTCGATTCATCAAGTTGTTTTTTAACTTCTGCTACTGTATTTTGCAACTCTTTAATCTCTGAATTTTCATTCAAATGTGATGTTGCAAACTCACCAGCAAATGTTTCGAACAATTTGCGACCGAAGTTATTTTGACGTGCAGTCTCAATATCTTCTTTAAGTTGAGTCAACTCGTTGTTAAGATTCTTAACGACTGAATCCTTCACTAATTTGCTTGAACGTTCAACAAAAGTCTCTTTAAGTTTTGAAAGTTGTTTCTTGCCTTCTGCAACAAGTTTAACTCTAGTTTCAACAACCGCTTCCTTATCTTTATGGAATTCTGCGATCTCTTCTGCAAGAGCTTTTACAACAAACTTTTGTAACTTATCAAGAGTTTCTGCTTGAACTTTACGATCTTCATTCAGTTCGCTTAATTCAGCACCTAATTTAGATAACATAAAGTTTTTAACTTTATCAGTGTTTTCATTCATTTTTACATTGAATTTAACTCTGTCTTCCTCTAGTGCTTTGCGTTCTTCTGCAATCTTCTCAAGTTCTTTAGTTAAGTTTTCATTCACCATTTTGTCAAGACTCTCAACCATAGTGGTTTTATCATGCTCATAACGACGTGAAAATTCATCACGTAACTCACCGCGGATCTCTTCCCTAGTTTCATTTAACTTGGTTTCCCAAGCCTCTTGAATTTCAGTCTTAGTTTCCTCGTTGACTATACCGCTATCTAGCAATGGTTTGAGTGCGTCAAACATTTTGGTCAACTCCTTAATTTAAGTTCATTGATAAGGTTTACCACCTCATCTTTTAAAAATTTTTGCACACGAGTATCTTCTTTAGCCTCTGCCGCTATTCCCAAAACCTTATGACCATGTTTCATGTTCAATAAGCCTTCGTAAATTGCAGTTGGGTAGGCATTAGGGGCACTCGGCTGTGCGACTACGTCTACTGTGACGATCTCGAATCCGCTAACCTCTCCGGTTGCATCATTGACTTCGCCGCTTCCGCGACTTGAAACTCCCAATTTGACACCGCTTTCTAGCATTGTTCGTACCAGTTGACCCATCGGTGTTGGGAGAATTTTTAGTTTACCATAACCATTTGGACCATCCATCCACATTTCAGTAATCATGTGGCAAACTCGATCCAAGTTAATTTTTAAATCGTCTGGATGATCTACTTCTCCTAAAACAGAGTTTCCTTCAGTAATTTGCTCGTTAAGAGAAGTAACCGCAGTTGCAATTTGATCAACAGGGTAAAGTCGTTGGTTGTGATTCTTCACACCACCTTGAATACAAATTCCTTTAAGGAACAAGTCCTTGCCGTCGTTTGCACTTTCTGTAACCATTCTTGCTTGGTCAAATGTTAAGTTCTCTTTTAAGTATACTGAGTTCATTCTGAATTATTCCTTTAATAAAGTTTTATTATACTTTCTTTACGTCCGGTTTAGTAGTACCGCCCATGCTTGTTGATTTAGGTGTAGGAGCGCCTGCTTCTTCGCCTTTAGCAACTTTCATACCACCTTTTTGCTGTTTAGCAACTGGTGATGCTTTATTGTCTGCATGGTCAGCCTTATCAGCCTCAGGTGCCTTTTCAAGTTTACTTTCGTCAACTTTTTCAGCATCTTCTTCTACAGTTTCTTCTGCTTCTTCTGTAACTTCGTCTTCTTTAGACTCTTCAGTTTCAGTTTTTGCTTCTTCTACTGCTTCGGCTTCATCATCTGATTTCGCTTCTTCAACTGATTCTTCAGTTTCTGCTACTGCTTCTTCCATTTCTGGCTCTTCTGCAGGTGCTTCTTCTGAATCACCGTCGTCTTCTTTGTTTAATAATTCTTCGAATTCTTTTTGAAGTTCAGCAATGTTATCTTCTAAATCAACAACACGATCTTCTAGTTCTTCACTATCTGCATCTGCTGGTGCTTCTTCGCCTGCTTCTGGCTCCATACCCATTTCTGCTTCTAATTCATCACTAGCGTTTTCCATATCATCGTCTTCTTCAGAAACGCCTTCTTCATCTGCTTTAATATCTTGTTCAAAGTCTTTCACTTCGTCTTGTGATACTTCTTCTAAATCTTCTTGAGAAATAAGATTTTCATAAATCTCACGTGAATTCTCAATAACGATTTCGTGAAACAGATCACTTGCTTTTTGCTCTTCCTCGTTAACAATCAAGTCAACAAGTTGTTTCCATTTATCGCTCATATTCATACTCCTATTAGGATAGTTATCGGTAATATTATTTACATTAGATAGTTAAAAAAGGGGTCTAAAAGGTGAAATATTAGCAGTTTTTCGATATTTTATTTAGATATACCAAAAAATGCACCTATTTTAGGACTTATAAACCGCCACTATCGTCTTTTTGAGCACCGTATTGTGCTTTAACTTTCTGTAGTTTTTCATACTCTTCAAACTTCTTCGCTTCTTTAATACGTCTAAGTTTATTGATTTGTTCTAAAGTCAACTTGACTTTACGAGTATCACCTATAATTAGTGTACTTTTATCGTCCTCTACAGAATAGCGGTTTTTTTCAAATAAATCGTTTAAGTCCATGATATAATATTTACCTTTATCTTAATGTTATTTATTAAAAAATATATTGAATGATAAACTAATCCTAGTTGATGTAGTTTCATTCCTGAATATACCATGTTTTAAATAACCTGGAAATAAAAGCATTTTTCCAATTATCGGTTTATGACGCCAAGTACTTGCTTTTAAGATTGTTGACATATCAACTTGTGGTGCTGGATTATAAAATACTATATCACCGTCTTGTTCATTTGTTTGAAAATAGTAAACGCCAGATACGTCTGCGTTTCCATGGTCGTGTATATGACCATAATCATCTGTGTCTAATAACGTAATCCACGATTCTAATCTATGTGGTCTGTTTGCATCGAATCCAAGTTGTGTTAGATAGTCATGCAGATTCTCATTTAAAAACATTTTAAAGTTTATTAAATTATTATCTTGTATTATGTTATTTGATAATGATGATATCTTATGGGTCTTGCCCCAATCAGATTTATAATCTAATTTTGTTTTTTCAACAACATTAGAAATTTCTTTTTGTATGTCTGCTAGTAAATTGTCAGAAGCAATATTACTGTATAAAGGAGTAGGAAAGATAGATTCTATCATTCCAGTTTCCTTACAGTTCTACGTCGTCGGAAGTGTCGCCACCTTCAGGTGCATCAATGTCTGTGTCGCCACCTTCGGGTTCTGCTCCTGTTTCTAAATCAGTTCCAAGTCCGCCTGGAGTAACTCCAACACTTCGTAAGTCTTCGCCTACTGTTTGTTGTGCCGTTGTTGTTCCATTTTCTTCTGCCCATAATTTATCGTTCTCAGCCATTTCTTCTTCACTAATACCTAAGAAACGTTTAAGCATAAATCGTTTACTCAAGTAAGGAGTTTGTGATAAACTAGAGAATAAAGTTGCACGTTGATTATCAAGTTCTGCTTGTCTGTATGCCGCAAAGTTTTGTGGTTCATTCATACGCAACTCAAACATAGCACTATCAATATTATAACCTTTCCAGTTTAAATACATTTTAAACTCATGGTCAAATGATGTTGATACTGTTGCTTGTAAACGTTTACAGTATTGATTAAATCTATATTCTTGAATTAATGCAGTACCTACTCTACCATCACTTGCAACCGAACTTCCGTCTTCTGCTCCTGTTGGTAAGTAACTACTTGGAATTCTTAAACCTCTAAACAACTTATTAGTAAAGTATTTTAAGTCATCAATTTCACCTAAGTTTGTTCCACCTGGTAATGTTTCAACTTTACTACCTCTACCTTCAGCAGTTTGTGGAAAGAAGTAATCTTCATTAATACTTAATGGATTATATGTTGCATCCATCATACTTCCACCGCCACCACTTTGTGTTGGAATACGTCTTTGGTGTATTTCGTTTTTAACTCTGTTAACGTAACCCATTGCCATGTGTGCTGGCATATTACCTACGTCAATATAGAACACACGTCTTTCCGGAGCACGTTGTACTCTGTAAATAATAATAGCGTCTTCTAATAATTCTTTTTGCTTGTATACTTTAAATACACTTTCTAATACACTAATACCAAATGGCCAATTAGGATCAAGTCCTTCTGTTAAACTAATATGTACAACATGACTTGCATCAATTGACATTTCGTTTGACTGTGTACTAAATCTTGTTCCCGTTGATCCAGGTTGATTTAAATTATAAATGTTTCCTTGGTTGTTAACTGGACCTTGTCCGCCCATTTGACTACCAGATTTTAAATCACTGTGTTGTGGTTGTGTTACTGTTAAGTTTTGAAAATTAGGATTAATATTCCTTAAAACATATTGTTCAGGTTCTTTACCTTTACTTTCGTTTACAATAACTTTTACAATGTCTGCATTGTCTACCCAATGCCATTGAAATGTTTCTGGATCTCTTACAAATACTTGATCGCCATACTTTAAAGTATTACGAAACATTTTAAAAATTCTTTTATCAAAATCGTTAAGACTTACCCAACTAAAGAGTGCTTCTTTTAAAACTTTTACTTCAGAGTCACTTGGTGCATCTTTAAAAAATAAATCAAAAGGTGTTCTATTTTCTACGTTTGCTTGAGTACTAAATTCTGCAAGGATATCTAATGCCGCATTGATCTCACTGTCACTATCCATTGTTTCATATTGATTATATCTTTCAATACGATTTGGATGTCCAGTGTAAACTTCTGGTAGATGACTTTGATAGTTTTTAAATCCTACATCTGCCTGAGAATCTCTGGGCATAGTTGTAGATCCCGTCATACTATTAGTGTCTACTACTTTAAAATATTTTTTCCAACTCATTCGTTTTTCCTATATTCAATGCTTTATTATAACATATAGTAGTATTTATTGCAACCGTTAAGATTGAAGTTTTACTATTTGTCCTGTTTGACGATTCATTTTCTTTAATTCATTAACTAATTCTGTATTATCGGCTTTCATATTTTGCATTTCTACAAGTTTTTCAACACTTTTTGTTAAATTTGCAATAGGTGCCATGTCGATATCTACAGGAATACTACGGTTATTTGCTAAAGGAACAACTGCTTCGTCACTTGCGCCTTCACCTATCATACTTAATGTTGGTTGTCTAATAATACCGCCATCTTCAAATCCAAACTTATCTGCAAACCAACCGCCTAATCCTTTACCTGCTTTATCACCTGCTAAACTTCCAGCAATACCACCAATAATACCACCAATGGCAGTTCCTACAACAGGAAGAATTGCAGTACCAATTGCGGCACCTGCCGCCGCTCCACCTAAACCACCACCAAATGATCCAAGTCCTGAACCAACACCTTCTGCTACTTTACCTACTTGTGTATCTTGGTCACTTGTTGCATAGTTAATACCACCTGTTGCTAAAGCACCTAGTATTGGAATTTTTTTAAGTAAATTTGCCGCAACACTAGATCCAACTGACCCAGTTGCCGCCGCTGTTCCTTTTACTGCTGATGCTACTGCACCACCTGTTTTAGCAACCTCATCTGCGTTACTTGTAACTGCTTTTGCAACTCCTGTTGTTGCTGACGATCCTGTCGACGTTGCCGCTTTTGCAACTTGTTTTACTGTTTCGGCATTTTTAACTGCTATCTCACCTAAAGTAGTTGCCGCTTTTGTTGCCGCTTTGGCAAGTCCTGATGCCGCTCCAGCCGCCGCTTGTGTATTAGTTTTGAAATTAGTTAATTCTTTTTTAGTATCTTCATCAAGTTCAACACCGTCAACTAAATTTTTTAATTGTGTAACAACTCCACCCATCGATGCTATTGCACCTTCGGCTACTTTATTAACTCCAAGTCTTGTTGTTTTACCTAAATCCTCAATTACCATCTGTGTCTTTTTCACAGTTTTTGTTTCTTCGCTAACATCTGGTTTTAGTGATTCGGAGTATGCCGTCATATCTCCGCCAAATTTTTCCATTATAACTTTGTACTGCTGATTAACACCTTGAAGTGCTAATACACTTTGGTTCATTTGGTCTGCTATAGGACTAAATCCGCCCAAGTCACGCATACCATCCATTGTGCCTTTTTGTTGTTCATATACTGAACCCATTCGCTTAATAACTTCTTCTTGCGTTAATGTACCATTACGCATTTGTTGTCCAAGTTTATTAAGCTCTTGCCCCATTGGACTTTGTAATAAAACGTTACCTTCAGTTGTTGCACCAACTGTAAATCCACGCATACCTTGTGTAACAAGATCCATTGCACCTGGTACATCGCCGAATTTTTCTTTTAGTAACTGTAGTGAATTTCTTGTATCAGTATTACCTTTTGCAGTCATCTCTGATAAACGTAATTCAATATCAGCCGCTTGTTTTTCTCTTGCCATTTTTTCAGCAAGTTGTTTTCTGTCTTGTCCAGTTAATGTAGCAAGTTTTGTAATTTCTTCTGAATAATTTGCCGCCGCTTGACTTTGTTGCCTTACACTCATTCCTTGGAAAGCAGTATTACGCTGTTGCATCGTAATATATTCACCGAGCATTTCAGCACTTTCTTCAGCACTGATACCAAGCATTCTCAATCTGTCACGTGATGTTTCATTCATTGCGACATTGATGTCTACAAATCGTTTAGCACCAAGTTTAGCATTACCACCAAATACAGCCAAACTTGCTGAGTTCTCTCTTATAATTCCACCAAACTGTTCTAAATTTAAATAACTTTTTGCCGCGGCACGTTCAATATCAAATAAGTTACCGCTAAAGTTTGCACCTGTTCTAGATAATTGGTCAAAACTATCTGCCAAATTTGCAGTATGTCCAATAATGGCTCCGCCAGCCGCTCCAAGAGCCGCCCCGGCATAAGGAATAGCACTAGCAAACTTGTCAACTGCTCCACCAACGTCTTTCATTGTTAAGCCAACGCCGGCTGTACTAGCACCAAATTTAACTACGTCTTCGGCGGCACCCATGACTTTGTTAGCCATGTTACCAACTTTACTGCCAAATCCTTGGGCAGAATCAGCCGCATCATCTAATTCTTCTGCTAAATCGTCAGCACTTTTAGTAAGACCTTTAAGCTCAACGTTGAGCTTTTTAGTGCCTTTTGCCATTTTGTTGGTTTGCTCAACTGCGTCTTTGAAAGCAACGCCACCAGTAGATCCGGAAGAAGAACCTTCCATTTTATCCACTAATCGCTTTAATGTTTCTTCAGTAGCAACATTATTGAGTGTGACTTTATTATTGTCTATATCTATTTCAACTGCCATTATATACCCAGATAAATAACTATGTATACTTCATAAGAAGTATTTTATATAGTTATTTATCGGAGTCAAAAACATGGAAAACAATCAAAACCCTTTAGTGGGATATTTTCGTAAACCAGAAGTTTATATTGCACTACCTAGTCAAGGAAAGTACTATAAACAAGGTGTTTTAGACTTGCCACCTAACGGCGAACTTGGGATTTACCCAATGACTGCTAGGGACGAGTTAGTCCTAAAAACGCCAGATGCATTACTCAACGGTGCTAGTACTGTTGAAGTAATAAGAAGTTGTGTACCAGCGATCTCGGATCCTTGGCAAGTTCCTAGTATCGACATGGACGCATTATTAATAGCCGTTCGTATTGCAACTTATGGAGAGCAAATGGATATTACCATCGGCTGTCCTAAATGTCAAACCAAAAATGATTTTGGAATTGACTTAACACATTTAATGGATGAAACTAAAAATTGGAAATTTGACGACTTACTTGAAGTAGGTGATTTAAAAATTACATTTCAACCATTAAACTATAAAGAAATTAATGCTGAAAGTTTGCGTAATTTTGAAGAATCAAAAATTATGAAAATTGTTAATAATGAAACTATTGACGATGAAAAGAAGCGTGAATTATTTCAAGATGCATTTTTAAGACTTACTGCCTTAACAGTAGGGTTAATTGGAAAAACAATTTGTAAAATTGAAATGTCTAATGGAGTTGTTGTAGAGGATCCAAATCATATTGCAGAGTTTGTATCAAACGTTGATAGAAAAACTTTTAAAGCGGTACAAGATCACCTAGACCAACAAAGAGATAAAAACAGTTTTAAACAATTTGAAGGTAAGTGTTCTAACTGTGAAACGGAGTTGTCGACTCCAATATTATTCGATAACGCAAATTTTTTCGTATAAGGCTTCTGAGTCTCGCCAACGAAGAAATTGCACAGATGGTTAAAGACTACGACAAAGAAGCCCAAATTATAAAAAAAGAACTTACTCGAATCGTATGGTATATGCGTGGTGGTATTAATTTAGATCAGGCTTATATGTTGTCGAGATCTGACACTAAACACATAGCCGATATTATCGAAGAGAATATTAAAACAGTTAATAAAACTGGATTACCTATCTTATAATAGATTCACATTAAAAGATGTACTTCGTACATCTAACAACTTCACTTTCGTTCGTTGTTTATTTTTAATTAGAAATACATATAAGTTAAGAGCGAAGCGATAGTCATCATGTAGATTGTTTCAGTCAGACGGAACCACTTTTAAGGTTCCGTCCTGTCTTCATGTGAGTTCGCCCCAGCCAGACTTTATTGGAAATAGGTATTTTATCGCAACTCTATGGGCTCTAGCCTTTCCCAACCTATACTGATCCTGCGTTAGCAGTCTGTAACCTCGTTCCTATCGTTACAGTTTTTAAGAGTTATGTGCGTTTGTCATACGTTAGCATTCGTACTACACCAATCCACGTCCCAATTTGTTTGAATGGACATTCACGGTCTGCCGTGTTTCATAGTGTGTTGCGTGTCTTATATCTCTATAAGTTTTTCCACAGCGGTATATTAAACTGGCCCGCTAACCTTATGTGCTAAATGATTTGCCTATGCACACAGAGTCTTAACTCTGTCTGCGTTTCTTTGCCAAAATTCGTCGAAGCCTGTAATGAGCCATGTGTTGTGCTTGGGGGAATGATATGTGAATTGTCGTGTTGTTTTAAGTTGATGTGTTGAGGGGGTTGCTACAAATTTGCCTTTGTTGTTAAACTTCATTATTAAAATATTGAAGTCACCATCATCTGCCGCATCCATTAATTGGTCCAGCCAGTCTTCCAGCATACGAACTTTGTCTGAAGTTAACAGTTGATGAAATGGAAAGTCTTTATACGATTTGCATTCTGCATTAAATTTTGGAAATGATTGTCCAGGAACAATGTCCCCTTTGAATCCACGTATTTGACCTTCATGTAATACTTCTTTACGGACAGTATTAGTTCCGCCTACATAGGCTCCTGAGCCAGGTGCTCTAATAAAAGATTCCTGATATAGATCAGATAAGAAACGTGCAACGTCTCTTTCCCAATTACTACCTTTTGCTTTTTGTTTGCTTGGCATTCTTCTTCCTATGTTTGTTTAACAATAACACCTTTTGATGGTATTCGTCAATCTTTTTCTCTGCATAAAAAGGAAACAGAGTTGGAACAATGCCGTGTATGATGCTGATGATACCGGTTAGTATCAAGTCTAAGCCAGCCACGATTGCAAATTTTGTATGTGCGAAATACGATTTGCCGGCTTCTTTAAGATGTGCCCTTATTTGCCCTATCATAGATTCCCTTTAATTTATTGATATCTGGTTTGCCGAGAACATTAAGTTTTATCGGCGTAATTAATTTATCATGGTTGATTCCGTTAACGGTTAATTTCTGAATCAACTCTTTTACATTTACTTTTTTGTGATGCATAACCACTACAACGTGTGTCTGTGAAGTACTAAAGACACAACAATAACCATCTAACCAATTTGGTACTAGTTGTTGTGGATTTATTAATGTATCATTTATTCTTATTAAATCGCTATTACGTTTTTCAAAGAAAAATGAATCACTACCTGCACTTACAACATCTTGAGTAATAAATGTATCTACAGGTTTGTCGTTTATACTTTTACATAAATGATTACTACCTTTAATTGTAAGTATTTCATCTTTGTTAATATCGTATGTTCCTGTACTGTCGATGATGTAACCCATCTCTTTAACATTATACGAGTCTAAATTTTCTTTGTCAACAACTTTATGTATTAAAGGTGGTAAACATTCAGTAAGTCCATATATTACTGCAACTTTTTCTACGCCTTGATTTTTTATCATGCGTCTAATAAAAGAACGGTCTATTACACTTCCGCCTGTTAGTACCCACTTAACGTGACTTAAATCTCTTAAATGTATTCCTTGTTTAGAATACTCTTGGTAATGTGATGGAAATATTAACATTATGTCTGGTTTATACTTAGACAGTAATACTTCATCATATGGATTATCTAACGGAGGTAAAATAATTCTTTTACTAGAAAACAATGCAGGAAAAAAGTAAACACTGCTTACACCTAAATGTACAATGTTATGGAAAAACCAACTAGTGTCTGCTTCTTTCCAATAATGTTTTATGCTATTTTCTGTTGCACTTTCTACACTAAAATGTGTATGTTGAATACACTTAGGTTCTCCAGTACTACCACTTGTTAATGCTTCTACTAAAATATCAGAATGATCGATAATGTAATCTTTGTTTGATTCAGTAACGTCTTCTGTTAATTCAATATGATTAACATTAGTTGCATGAACTGTACAAGGTTGTACACCCCGTGATATAAATGCTTTTATTTGTCTTCTAGAAATATATTTGTCTGTTATTTCATGTTCACCACTTATAACAATTATAAGTCCATAATCAATTGCCGCGAAGACACAGGCAAGATGATGGAAGTCTTCTTGCAGAGCAAGGCCAATTCTGTCACCTTTTTTTAGATTATGTTTACGGAACAGTTGCTGATACCCAGAAGCAAAACGCATTAACTTTGTTTTGTCTAACTGGGTATCAGTAATAAGATCAACTATTTCAAAATTATTAGATAATCTTGTAATAGAAATCATTTACATACTGTTCTTTTTCTCTTGGATCTCGGCACGTCTTGCTTTTGCAAGTTTGCCCATTTCTCCTAAAGCCTTACGAGCTCTTGCCGCCGCGGCTTTTACACCTTTAGTTTCAAATGCTTCGTTTTCTTTAAGATAATTGTCGTAGTGTGCTACGATGTCGTCATGTATTGCCATTTTATTTTCTCCTATACAACGTCAATGTCAGTATTATAACTAGTAAATCCGTTTTCTTTAATAACGGATAAAATGTTATTAACCCGACCAGCGAGTTCGTCTCTGTGTGACACAAGCCAAACAGACTTCTTACGTTCTCTACTGATTTTTTTAAGTATAGCCAGACTATTTTCTACACCTGAGCTATCCATACCAGAGTCAACAAGTTCATCAATAAACAACAAGTTAATGGGCTGGTATAAGTTTTCCCAAACATCTCTGAACGCCCAACTTAAAGAAAGTATAAGTCTGTTACGTTCCCCTCTGCTTAGGTTATCAAAATCTAACTCCCGTCCTAGTTCCGTAATTATTACAGTAAGATCATTTTGGAATACAACACTATGTGGTAATCCAATACGTTCCAAATAATAAGCAAGACGCTTGTTAAGGAATGCTAGATTTTGGTCTATAATACGTTTACGAATAAACGAATCTTTACTAGTTAAAAGTTTCAACAAGAAATCTTGATGATCCTTAACTCTAGTTAATTCGTTTACTGTATCGTACTTAACCTCTTCAATTCCATGTTCTTCCATTTCTTGAATCTGTTCCAGATATGGATCTTCCTGTGCTTGAAGGCTGGTTAATTCACTTTTTAACTGCTCTAAACTAGACCTGTGGTTGTAAGCATCTTCAATTTTGTCATAAAATACAACAGGTTTTGTGCCTAAATCTCCCATACTTGCTAGTTGAGATGTCAGTTCTTCTTCAGATTTTTTACTGTTTTCTATAAAAGAAACTGCTTCAGTTAATAATTCTTTTTTATCTTTAAGTATTTCTTCATGTTTATTATCATGTAATTCTTGTCCACAAGCATAACATTTATGCTCTTCTAAAGATTCAACTTCTTTTTCTAATTTTGCTTGATTCTTAATATATCTATCTGATTCATTAACAAGTCTTGCAAGTTGATCTTGTAAATCTGTAAACTGTCTTGCTTTTTCAACATATTCTGTTAGCAAGTTGTGTGATTGTATTTCGTTATCGATATCAACATGAGTTAAATCATCTAATGCTTTTTGTAATTGACCAGATTCTTGTACCTTTTTATCTGACCACATCTTACTTCTACGTTTAAGAGCGTCAATCTGTTCTCTAATTTTTTCATTAGCATCACCAATTGCTTTAATTTTATATTCTTCTTGTGTAATTAAATCTTTATTAATACGCAACTGTTCTTTTAGTTGATCAGATTTTTCACTTAATAATGTTATACCTAACAACTGTTCGATAATAACTCTTTGTTCATTGTGTTTTAAACTTAAGAAAGGTTGTGTATATGTATTCAGTGCCACAATGTGTTTAAACATTTCATGGCTCATACCCAACAATATCTCTATTTCTTTTTGTGTTTCTCTACTATCACCTTGTGCTGAATCTGATGCTTCTTGTTCTTGTCCATCTACATAAAATTTTAGTACGTTAGGCTTTCTGCCACGTTCTACTCGATATTGTTTTCCACCATATTCAAATCCACAAGTAACTAACATACTTTTGCCGTTAGTTTTGTTTACTAGATTATCTTTACGAATATTTGTTAAAGCATTTCCGTACAATGCAAAACTTAATGCATTAATGATAGTAGTTTTACCTGTACCATTCCTAGCACCATGGTCACCTCCTCCAGTGTCCAAGTTCTCTCCTAGTACAAGTGTTAAATCATTTCTGTTAAAGTCTAGTGCCTGAGTACTGTTACCCACACTCATGAAATTCTTAACAGTTAAGTTGTTTAGTTTAAACATTAATTAAAGGTTCCTGTATATTTCCATTAAAAGTTTTGGATCATATAACTCTGAATCTACAGATTTTAATTGACTCATAACAATACTGTCGACACTTTCAAAATTAATCTCTGCTGATTCATCAAAGTTTGTATCAACTTCTTTTTGTGGAATAAGTGCAATTTCTCTTACATCATATTGTTCGTAGAATGTTTCTTTAATAAAGTTTGCTTCTTCGTAACTAATATTGATATCTAAGTTTACTCGACAATATGTTTTAGGTAGCAGTAGTTCTGCCGGCTTATCAAGTAATTGACTTAATTTTAATACTTTGTATTTAGGTGCGTTATCCCACTTAACATAATAGTGTGGCTCGCCCCATTCTAATATCATTGCTCCCCGATCATCATCCCAAGCGTCACTGTAGTTGTGTGGGAAAGCATTTCCGATGTATGTAATATTACCTACTTCTTGACGCTTGTGGAAGTGACCGGTAAACATTCGCTCAACACCTCTGAAGTCCGAATGTTTAATTTCTCCATGGTCTGGCATTTGTACCATTGCATTCATATAAAAGTTAGGAAGTTCAAAATGTCCTAACATATATTTTGCTTCAATTTTTTTAAGTGACTTATATTCGTCACCTACTAGCCATGGAACTATTGCGACATCACCTTCTGTAGTGATCTCATTAAAAAGTCTTACATTTGGAATATGTCTGGCCCAAGTAATACTATTGAAATCTCTTTTGTCTCTATAGTATTCGTCGTGGTTGCCAGGAATAAAAATAACTTGGTCGAAGTTTTTGCTGAGTAAAGTTAATGCTTCTACACTGTGATTTAGTGTTGCAACATTAATACTAGCTCGTTGGTGATGCCAGTCACCTAAGAACATACAAGTTTCGCAGTTCTTTTCTTTACCTTGTTTGATTATCCACTTTACAAAGTCTACACAATCTTCGTTATGTGCTAAACTATTAGACTTATTACCAAAGTGAATATCAGTAAAGGCAATGGCTTTCTTGAATAGATTGCTCATGCTTTTCCTAAATTAAATTACATACACTTACTATAATACTGTAAGATATACTCAAAGTCAACCAGATTTATGCCTTTTTCTTTGTTTTCTCATTGAATGCTTGAACTCTTTTTTGTTCAGCCGCACTATCGTTGGCGTGTTGTCTAGTAAAACTAGGTGCTAAATCGTTCATCTCTAAAATGTCATCTCTAATATTTTGATTACGTTTTTCGATGTTTAATACCCTAGTAAAACTGTTGGTTATTGCCGCCGTGTAATATGCAAAAGGATTGTCTGATTTACTTTCGTCAAACTGTAAACCAATTTGTGCTAATTGTAATAATGCTTGTCCTCGCATTTCATCAACGTATGTGTATCCTCTCCAGTTATATCTATGACTGTAACGTTCACAAAGCATCATATACATATGTGCTAACTTCTTTGTTACTTTACCTTCAGATAAACTAAAGTATCCGTTATCCATACCACCTGTCCAATGAGACTTACCACAACATATCAAATCGTTTTCTTCATTAAAACGCCAATGTTGATATGAGGGAAAGTTTAATTTAACATGATGATCTGCAACTGTTTTAGGATTCTTTTTACGTTCCGGGTCTAACGGTATATGCTCGTATGACATAATTCTAAATACAAGTTCTTGTTTTTTAAATGACTTAGGATCAACGGCAAAGTCTGCCATCTTTTTTCCTTTTATAGTATTCTCTTTATATCCGTTCTTTTGTATTCTATCTGCTCTATTTTTACGAGCTTGATCGATTGTACTTTTTTTAATTTCTTTTGTTGAGGTTAAAATAATATCAAAGATTTTAGCATCATCATCTAAAAACGAACCAAAAGTTGTCTTAGATTTATGAATTTCTATTAATAAATCTCTGTTATTGAGGTAATTTCTTACTGCCATAGTTTTTCATTCCTTAAATTATATACTCATATTATACACTCGATAAATACTAATATCAAGAGGAAAGATTAAATTTATTATGGCAACATTTACAGACCAAGATCCGAACAAGCCAGGTATCCAATTAACGGGTAATCCAGGCTTCAATACTGCTAAAGCAACAAATACTACTAAGGTAGCCCAAACAGGTGCCTTTAGTATAGGCGGAGCCAGTAAAGCATTCACTGATGGTATTGACCAATTTAGTAGTGATTTTACAGGTATGTTATCCAAAGCCAAAGGAGCATTTACTGATGCATTTAACGGTGATCCGGTAACTGCTAGGTTAAAAGGTGCTGGCATTGACAAAGGTGCTAATCCTAACGATAAATTGGCTGATATTGCGGCTTCAAGTTCTGCAGTCGGTAAAAGCAAAGATGATCATAGAGTAAGATTGTCTCTACCCCAGGGTGCTAATATTCACTACCAAAAAGCCAATGTTCCTTATTTGTTAAGACCATTAATTGATACTAATGGTATAATCTTTCCATATACACCACAACTTATATTCCAACATAATGCAGATTATAGTCGTAGTAGTCCTACACATAGTAATTATCCTTTAAATTATTACAATGCAAGTAATGTGAGTGACATATCAATGTTTGGAGAATTTGTAAGTGAGAACGGGCAAGATGCACAATATGTACTTGCAGTTATAACATTTTTAAGAGCAGTTACTAAAATGTTTAGTAATACAGATGCTCTAGCAGGTAATCCACCACCTGTATTAAGATTAACTGGACATGGTCAATATATGTTACCAAATGTTCCAGTAGTAGTAAACACAGTTTCCATTACTATGCCTAACAATGTTGATTATATTTCAATACCAACAGGCGGAATGGATCAGGCTGGAAAAGCACAAACAACAAGAGTGCCAAAAAGTTTAGATATTAACGTTGGTTTAACTCCAGTATACAGCAGAGCACAAATGAGGTCATTTGGTGTAGACCGATTAACAGCAGGTGCATTAATTAATAATGTAACAGGAGGACACATCTAATGGCAGATTATAATGCAGACAGTCCTTTCTATAAAACAGAAACATTTGGAAATTATTTAGATGTGTTAGATCGCAGAGTAATTAGTGCTTACCCATCAGATCAAAAATTAATTATAAATGCAACATATGAATTTAGACCAGACTTATTAGCAAATGACTTATATGACAATCCTAAATTATGGTGGGTCTTTGCCGCAAGAAATCCAAACGAAATTAAAGATCCAATTTGGGATATGAAAAGAGGAACTACAATTTTCTTGCCCAAGCAAGATAGATTATTCAACGAATTAGGAATATAACATGGCTGACTTTCCTCTCTATGATGAGTTCGGTGATCCGGTAAGAAGCAAAGATGGTACACCTATCACTGTTGGTGATAGTGATCAAATCGTATCGAGTGGAATTGCAAAATTAGAAGATGCCAGAAATTGGGTACAGAACGAAATCTCAGGAGTAGCAAACGAATTAAATCTCGGAGACGGACTTCCTAAACTAGGAGAGTTTCCACAGATAGTAGCGGGTGACACAGTATTTCCTATTGATGATGCTACCAAGTCAATAAATGCGGCTGTTCAAGGAATAAATTTAGAATCAAACATTGACATAAATGCTTTCAAAGAAAATTTAGAAGATGCAGGCTTACAAAATTTAGGTGGTGCGTTAGGTAACATTGGTTCTACAATTAAAGCAACAGCAACAAGCATTAATAATAATCAAGCAAAACCAGTATTATCACAAACATTATTAAATGAAAATGAAAAGAAAAACATATTACACGGATTAGCGTCGTACACTTATAACTTTGAGTTATATATTTTAACATACGATGATTATAATAATTTTGTAAACGATCCTAAATTTACAATAGAAAGTAGCCCAGGAAGATTATTAATAAAATCAGGTGGCGGTAATTACGGTATGAGAAATCCGTTCTTTACTAATGATTTTTATATGGACGATTTAGAAATTGATAGTGTTATTAGTCCAGGCGGTCAAAACAAAGGTGCAGTTAACACAGGGTTAAGTTTTAAAATTACAGAACCATACGGTATGACACTTTTAAATAGTCTTGTACTATCGGCGAATCATTTTGGATCATACAATTATATTGAACAGCCATACTTACTAAAAGTTTTTATAACAGGATACGATAGTTTTGGAAAACCAGTAGGATCTAGAAACTCTATAGGACAACGTACAAGATATATTCCAATTAGATTTACAGATTTTAAATTTGGAGTTACAGAACAAGGTACAACTTATGATGTTACTGCGGTTCCATATAACAGCATGGGTGTACAATCAACAGCAACAACTATTCCTGTTGATATACAAATTGAAGCAAAAACAGTACATGACTTTTTTAATGTAGCATTAAGAGTTGACAATGGAGATATGAGACCAAACGGTCCGCCCAATCAACCAATGATTCCAGTAAAACAATTAGAAAAAGGTTTAGTAGGATATTTAAATAAATTAGAAGATGACCATGTAGAAGCAAAATTAAAAGGCGTACCAGACATTTATTCTTTTGAAATAGATCCTGACATTGCAAATTCTAAAATTGTAACACAAGAAGCAGTTGATTTAGCCAAAACATCAAATACAAGTGATCCAGGTAAAGTTGCACAACAACGTTTTTCTGAAAACTTTATATTTGATGAAACAACTAAAACATATAGTATTAGAGCAGGAACTAGTATTATTCAAACAATACATAGTATCTTACGTTCATCAGAATATATGACAGATCAGGTGATTAGTGCAGATTTAAAAAAGCAAAAAGATAGTGGTGTTGAAGGTTACGAAGACGTCGACGATAAGCCAATTGATTTTTATAGAATTGTTCCTAGAATAACATTAGGGCCTTTTGATAAAATTAGAAATATGTATGCTAAATTTATTACGTTTGTTATTAAAAAATATCAAATGCATGGTAAAGACTTTGAAAACTTAGGTCAAAAACCAGTTGAATATATTTCAAAATATTATGATTACTTTTTTACAGGAAACAATCAAGATATCTTAAGTTTTGATATTGACTTTAATGCGGCTTATTTTCAAACGTACACTTATAACCAAATGGAAAAAGCAGGATCTTTTGCCACACCATTAGCACAGACAAAACTTAATGAAACAATACACGAAGGACAAACTGCAAAAGCAGGAAATGATCCTCTTGCAAGATGGACACCTTATGTTAGAAATGTTGTAACACAAACAGCAACAAGTAATGATATTAATGATCCAAGTTCAAGTCATAAAAGTGTAACCATCGATAACTTTATGCAAAATGTATTTGATACAGGTGCTGACTTATTACAAATGAATATGCGTATTGTAGGCGATATGAGTTACATACAAACAAAAGATTTTAGAAGTGTATTAGTGCAAGATAATTTAGATTATCGTTTGCCAGACGGAAGTTTAAATACAGATAAAGAATGGCACATATACATTAAGTTTAGAAACCCAACTGATTTAGATGCAAGTACAGGACTTATGAAAGGTTTTAATATTGATGAAACTGGAAAGACAAGTGTTAACACACCGAGTATTAGCGGAGAATATAAAGTAATTAAAGTAACAAGTAACTTTAGTAACGGACAGTTTACACAAAATTTAGAATGTGTAAGAGAACGTAAGCAACCACTTAACACTATTGATAAAAAAGAAAAAACATCAACTGAAAGAACAGAAGTATACCAAGATGCTATTATGAGAACAGCGACAAAGAAAAAGGTTGATGTTAAAAGTAATACAATTGGCACAGGGTTAACAGGTGAACAACGAAACGCATTAAGTAGTATGGGTAATTATAAAAGTGCTAGTGCATATGAATATACACCTAATAATTACACAACAGCAGATGAAAGAGGACAACTATCTAATATGGATGTCAATACAACAGATGGACCTGAGGCAGTAGGACAAGAATGGAATCCTAAACCTGGTACAGTAGTTACACCAGCACCAGTTGAAGAAGTAGTTAACACTGCTGATAAATTTTTAAATGACTCTTTTAACGAAGGTGCTGAAGGAGAGATAGTAGAGTAATGCCAACATTCCAACAATACATTAATAAAATTAATCCAGACTTAGACGTTAATAAAAAAGGCGCTATTGTCGATCCTGGTCCTTACGAAGCCTATGTTAAAAATAACAATGACACAAGACGAACTGGACGTATGGATGTTTATATTCCTGCATTAGGTGGTATACCAACCGATCCTAGAAGTTGGACACCTGTAAAATATATGAGTCCATTCTTAGGAACAACGGATAAGAAATTATTAGATAAACAAGAAAGTTCAGGAGTATACAGTTATGGTATGTGGGCAACATTGCCTGATCCTGAAAGTAAAGTACTTGTTATCTTTATTCAAGGACAAAAGAATAACGGAGTTGTAATAGGATCAATTATCGATGATGTTGCAAATCATATGACACCTGGCTTGGCTAGTAGTAAAAAATGGGTTAAAACAGCAGAAGTAGAAACAGAGTTTCCAGGATATAACCCCGATGAACATTTTTTACCTGTAACAGAATTTAATACTAAAGTTGAAAGAGATACAAAACAAACTCATCAAATTTACAGACCAGTTAACATTGAACTAGCAAGAATTTTAAAAGGACAAGGTCTTCTAGGAGATACTATTAGAGGACAAAGTTTTAGTACACCGCAAAGAGAAAACAATAGTGCAGTGTTTGGAATTAGTACACCAGGTAGAGGAGATAAAGATCCTGCTACCGATAGTGCATTAAAATCAAGAATGCAATCAGGCGAAGCAACTACTGAAGATTTAGAAATTAGAAAACGTATGCCAGGACATAGTCTTGTTTTAGATGACGGAGATGTTAATGGTGATAGTAAATTAGTTCGTTTGCGTACAAGCACAGGTCATCAAATCTTAATGGATGATACAAACAATTTAATGTATATTGGAACTAACAATGGTAAAGCATGGATAGAATTATCAGAGCATGGTAAGATAGATGTTTATAGTGAAGATAGTATTAGTATTCGTACTGCAAATAATATTAATATGACAGCAGATAAAAATATTAATCTTGAAGCAGGCGAAAGTGTAAACATTAAATCAATGACTGATATAAATTTAGATACTAATAATTTAAATTCAGTAGCACAAGGAGATACAAAAATTACTTCAGGTGCAACATCACATATTAATTCAGGTACAAGTCATTTAGAAACTGCAACAGCAATTCATATGAATGGTGGTACAGCGGCAAGTCAATCAGCACGGATACCAACACAAGAATTACCAACAGTAGACTCGACAGGTACTGCTGGACAACCTAAAGCATATATTTCAAAACGTGTACCACAACACGAACCTTGGACATTACATGAAGAAAAGAATGCAGGGAAAGATGATTCATAATGGGAATTGCAATTCACAGACACAGTGATGACAGAAGTTGTGGAGCAACAACAGTTGTATCTAATCAAAGTACAGTTACAGCAGACGGATTATTAGTTTCTGTAGAACCAGATGAAAACTCACATGGCGGTGGAGCATTAAGTTCACAAGCAAATGGAGTTTATGTTGAAGGTAAGTTAGTTATTAGAAATGGTGATCCTGGTGCGGCTGATCCTGTACCTGGTCACGTTAGTACACCAGCGTCAAGCGGAAGTGGAACTATATTCGTTGGCTTTCCAACTGCAAGAGCATTAAGTCCAACAACTATTGCTTTTGAATTAGAAGACCAACCAACACAAACACCAATTACTGATCAACCAGATAGAGCAGAATCCAACACACCAGGTGGTGGCGCTATTGCTCCTAGAGTAGATGGAGGTCCGTTTGTTAATGCAGGTGTAGAGTTTACTCCAGGCGAACCAAGCCTTTGTACAAGAACAGATATTGGAACATTATCTGAAAGGTACGAGAGTAACGGAGATCCTGCCGCAATAGGTAGAGATAGAACAGGTGGTTACAGTTATGGTACATATCAAATTGCAACAAAAGTAGGAACTATGAATAGTTTCCTTTCATATATGAAGCAGTATACAGATATGTATAGTCAATTACAAAGTGCAGGTGGAAATACTGGTGCAACAAACGGAACAACAGCATTTAAAAATACTTGGGTATCGTTAGCCGCAGATCCACAATTTAAACAAGCACAACATGACTTTATACAAGTAACACATTATGATAAATTAGTTAAAAAAATTAAAAACGATACTGGCATAGACATATGTGATGGAACGCATTGTAACGGGCTACAAGACGCAGTATGGAGTATATCTGTACAACATGGTCCTGGTAGTAGAATACCTACACTAGGAATAGCCAATGCAGGAGCAAATCCAACAGATGATGATATTATTAACGCAATCTTTGATGAAAGAGACAACGTTAACAAATACTTTGCTAGTTCTACAGCAAAAGTTAAACAAAGTGTGGCAAATAGATTTACATATGAGCGTCAAGGCGCTCTACAAATGTGTGGAATTTAAAGTAGGTAAATACTAATATGGCAATATATAAAGGTTATTCATCAGTAGGTAGAAATTTTAGTGGTACAGAAGTTGTAGACACTGCTCTAGTTCGTGCTGACTTGTTAAATCATTTTAATACAAGACAGGGTGAAAGAGTTATGCAACCGACATTTGGTTGTTTAGTGTGGCAATATTTGTTCGACCCATTCACTGATAATGCTAAATTTAATATAATTGAAAACCTCCAGGAAATTGTGGCTAAGGATCCTAGAGTAGTATTAAGAGATATTGATGTTGCTGAATATGAACATGGTTTATCCGTAGCACTAGACTTGGTATATGCAGAAACTAATGAAGTAGAAACAATGAAAGTCAATTTTGACCAACGTTCCACTTCAGCAGTTCAAGTATAATATACCCAGTTTATAATACGAATAAATACTATTAATAAAGCGTGGATATTAAAAAATGAGCACCAGTAAGCGACAAAATAGTCTATTTGTATCTGAAGATTGGACTAAAATCTATCAGACATTCCGTGATGCAGACTTCCAGTCTTATGACTATGAAACTTTGCGTTCGACAATGGTTCAGTACCTACGCAACAATTACCCAGAAGATTTTAACGATTACATTGAAAGTTCAGAGTTTGTAGCTCTAATGGACTTGATTGCATACTTTGGGCAAAGTTTAGCATTTAGACAAGATCTAAATTCTAGAGAAAACTTTTTAGAGACAGCACAAAGAAGAGACAGTGTATTACGTTTGGCAAAACTTTTAAGTTATCAACCTAAAAGAAATCAGCCAGCAAGAGGTATGTTAAAAATTGCTAACATACAAACAACTGAAGATGTTTATGATAGTTCAGGACGCAACTTATCAGATAGTTTCATTGTATACAATGATAGTACAAACCCAGATTACTTAGAACATTTTGCAGTAATAATGAATGCGGCAATGTCAAGTGCTCAAAGTTTTGGAAATCCTGCATTAACTAAAACATTAAGCGATATCAAAACAGAATTATACGAAATTAACACTTTACCGAATACTATTCCAGTATTGCCATTCACTGCTGATGTGGCAGGAGAAAGTATGAAGTTTGAAGTTGTTAATGGAACATTCCAAAATAAAGAATTTATTTACGAACAAAGTCCTAAACCAGGTAACACATTTAATATGTTTTATAGACAAGATGGTAAAGGTGCAAGTTCAAGTAACACAGGTTTCTTTGTATACTTTAAACAAGGTGCATTAGAAACTGTAGAATTTAATTTACAAAACGCATTAAGTAATCGTATTGTTGAAGTTGATAAAAACGGAATTAATAATGATGATGTTTGGTTATTTAATTTAGACAATAACGGAAACGTTAGTACAGAATGGACAAAAGTTCCAGCAGTAACAGGTGCTAATGTTATATACAATAGTTTAAGTGAAAGTGTTCGTTCACTATATGCAATTAACGGCAGAGCAAATGATCAAATTGATTTATTATTTGGTGATGGCGTATTTGCAGATATTCCGGTTGGTAACTTTAGAAGTTATCACAGAGTAAGTAATGGAAGAACATATAGAGTTAAGCCTAATGATATTAGAGGAATTAAAATTGATATTCCTTATGTAAGTAGAACGGGCAATGTTGAAACTTTAACAGTTGGTTTAAGTTTACAATATACTATCGACAATGCAACAGCAAGAGATACAATTGAAGATATTAAACTAAAAGCACCACAACAATACTATACACAAAATAGAATGGTTAATGGCGAAGATTATAATATTTTTCCATTAACAAACTTTAACAATATTATTAAAAGTAAAAGTGTGAATAGAACAAGCAGTGGTATTAGTAGATTTTTAGATATTAAAGATGTAACTGGAAAATATTCTAGTACAAACATTTTTTCTAATGACGGTGCAATTTATAAAAACGAATTCTTAAAAAATAAAACATTCAATTGGATTAATGATAATGACATCTATGATGCAATTAGGAATACAGTTGAACCAGTTCTTAGAAGTAAAGAAATGGAACATTTTTATTTTAAAAACTTTAGTAAAGTAGACGTTAGTACACTTAACACAACTTGGCAAAGAGTTAGTGTAGGAACAAATAAAAGTACAGGTTACTTTAACGACAGTGAAAACAATGTAGCACAAGTAGGCAGTGTAAGTAGTAATAACTTACAATATCTAAAAAATGCTGGACTTGTAACATTTACTGCACCTGCAGATCAACACTTTATGGATAATGGTACACTAATGTCAGGTAGTGCAAATCATAAAGGAAGTACAGATAAAGCATATGCAGGTGTTATTAGCATCAACAACAATGGTATTGGTGTTAACGACGGTAAAGTTACTGCATTTGTAGGAGCAGTGAGTTTGAACGAAAATGTACCAACAGGTGCAGTAGTTTCAAAAGTACTACCAACATTTGTTTCTGATTTACCTTCAGTGATTGAAAGTGAACTGTTTACAAATATTAAACAATATAAAAATTTTGCATTAGGCTTTGATCACCTAGCAGGAACTTGGTACACTATTTCTAATAGAGATATTAGTGTATCAAATACATTTGACAATGCCTTTGCAAAAGATAAAACAAACACAAACAAAGATGCAAGTTGGTTGATTAAATTTACAACTGATGGAGCAATTTACAATGTTGCATATAGAGGTTTAGAATATTTCTTTAGTAGTGTAGAAGAAACACGTTTTTACTTTGATAAAGCCAGTAAGATTTTTGATCCAGTAACTGGATTAAGTAAAAAAGATAATATTGAAGTTTTAGGTATTAATACAAAACCAGATGCAAACACTTCGTTAGTAAGAAATATTCCGTTCAATGTTTATGACGTTGTAACAGATACAGACGGATACAAAGACAATACAAAAATCCTAGTTACGTTTGCTGATAACGATGACGACGGTGTTATTGATAATCCAAATGCATTTGACGAAGTAGTAGGTGATGAAGCAACTACACTAGCAAACAATTTACGAAAGTTTGTATTCTTAAAACGTCAAACAGATTATGATAATTTTAACAAATATGTTACAGTTGCAGATTCAGTTATCAATCATGATTACTCAACAAAAGGAAATATTGAAAGTGTTATTAATAGTTTAATTACTAATTCAGTATTGTATGCAGTAACGGATAATAAATTTTATGTAGTAACAGAAAACAATAATGTTAAATCACTAGTTGAAAGTTTAGACTACAAAGTATATACAGGCAGAGCCGGACTTAAATTTCATTATACACATAATGCACCAAATGACAGACGTATTGATCCGAGCCCAGGTAATATTATTGATATATTTGTATTAACTAAAAATTATAGCGACTCGTATACACAATACATTACAGATACAACAAGTACTGTAACAGAGCCAACTAAACCAACAGTTAATAGTTTACGTTCGCAGTTTGGTACACTAGAAGGCTATAAAACATTAAGTGACGCACTTGTTCTACACAGTGCAAAATTTAAACCATTATTTGGTACAAAAGCAACATCAAACCTACAAGCAACATTTAAAGTAGTTAAGAATCCAGGCTTTAGTATTAGTGATAGTGAAATCAAGTCAAAACTAGTAGCGGCATTAAACGAATATTTTGAAGTTTCAAATTGGGACTTCGGAGAAACATTTTATTTCTCAGAGTTAAGTGCATACTTGCATTCAGCTCTTACACCGTACTTAAACAGTGTAGTACTAGTTCCTAATGACAGTTCACAAGGGTTTGGTAGTTTATATCAAATAAGTTGTGAGCATGATGAAATATTTGCCAATGCGGCAACAGTTAATGATGTTACAATCATTGATGCAATTACAGCCGCAGGTATTAAAGCAACTGGAACAGTTAACACTGGAACAGCAACAACATCGAGCATTTCACAAAGTACAACTAATACAACTAGTTCTGGAGGCTCTGGCTATTAATGGCAAAACGTAAATCCGCATCCTTCCTACCCAAGTGGTTACAAACAGATAAGAACAAAAAGTTCTTACATTCAACACTTGACCAGTTACTTAATTCTAAAAGTTTAGAAAGAGTAGATGGTTATGTTGGGAGACGCTTTGGGCCAAGTTATTCTATCAAAGATCCATACTTAACAACAGTTGGACAATATAGAACATCTTATCAATTAGAGCCAAGTGTTGTATATAAAGATATTAAAAAAGAAGTACAAACATTAATTACATATGATGACTTGCTTAATTCTATTAAAGAAGCAGGCGGAAAAACAAACAAACATAGTAGACTGTTTGACCAAGAGTATTATAATTGGGACGGCTTTGTTAATTATGATAAATTAATTAACTTTGGCGAATACTATTGGTTACCAAGTGGACCAGGTACTGCTAACGTTACAGCGGCTGAAGTTCCAACAACACAAGATTTTACAGTAACTAGTACTGCAAAAAAGTATTCAGTTACACCAACATACGGAACTACAAAAAATCCAACTATCTATCTAGTACGTGGTGGTAGTTATACTTTTGCAGTAGACCAAACTAATCCTTTTTGGATACAAACAGAATTAGGGACTACAGGTAAAAGTGCAGTTAGTTTCAATAGAACTACAAGAGATGTTTATGGAGTTATTAATAACGGAACATCAACTGGTACAATTACATTTAATGTACCTCAATCAACAGACCAAAACTTTTTTACAAAAACTGTTGTAAATGTTTCTGATGTTGATTTAAGATGTAGTGAATATACTTACGAAAGTTTAAACGGAGCAACTTTACAGACTGTAATGGATGCAGGTGGTATTGACGGACAACTATATTTAGAAAACAAAACTGTTATTTTCAATGCCGATGTTAATACTTCTAATGCATGGCCCAATACATTTTCTAATGATGAGAAGTTTCAAGTATTTAGAATTTTAGTAAGTGGCGGAACAATTAGTTTGCAAGGTGTTACACTTATTGGAGTTAATAAAAAAGTACAAATACAAGAAGGTGAAAACTTTAGTACATTTGAATATTATAGATCATCTGATAGTACAACTTTATTAGAAGTACCAGCCGTTACAGCACCTATGAGTACATTTTATTATGTTGATCCTACAGACAGTAGCAAATATGGTGAAATTAAATTATTAGATTCTACTACAAAAATTATTGATGTTACTACTGATATTATTGGTAAAAAGAATTACACTACACCTAACGGTGTTGTATTTTCTAATGGTATGCATATACAAACTGATACAACGGTAAGTCCAATATCTTACAGAAGCAAAACATATATTGTAGACGGTGTTGGGGAATCAATTAGATTAGTACCAAAAGACAACCATGTTGCATACGAATTAGAAACAAGCGAAACAAAAGATTATATAGTTAGTTCTGTAGGTAGTGCTGATAGTAACGCATGGGCCAGAAATAATAACTGGTACCATAAAGATGTTATTACTACTATTGCAGGATATAACAACGAAAGTGCAGTTATTGACCAAGACAATAGAGCAAAACGTCCTATCATAGAATTTAAAAAAGACCTTGCATTATTAAACTCAGGTAACATGAGTTCAGGTTCTGTTGATTTAATTGATACAACTACAACTGATGCATTAAGTAATATTAACAACGGCCCGTCATTTTTTATTGATAGTAAAGCAGTAACTAATGGAATGAAAGTTATTTTTACTGCTGATACAGATTTAGAAGTTAAAAATAAAATATTTACAGTTAGTATGGTGGACTTTCAAAATGATGGAACATCAGAAGTAAAACTAATTCCAAGTACAACATCATTAGTTAATGGCGACCAAGTTGTTGCTAAAGATGGTGAAAAATTAAAAGGTAAAACATATTGGTTCAACGGAACAAACTGGGTAGTAGGTCAACAAAAAACACTTGTTAACCAAGAACCTCTTTTTGACATCTTTGATAACAATGGTAAAAGTTATACTAATAAAACTACTTACCAATCATCAAATTTTGCAGGAACATCTTTGTTTGCATATGGTAAAGGATCAGGAACAACATTAGATCCTGAATTAGGTATTAACTTAAAGTATAAAAACTTTAGTAATATAGGTGATATTGTATTCGACAACAAATATAGTTTAGACACATTTACATATACAGCAACAACAGGAAGTTCAACATTAAACGTAAGCACAGGGTTTATTAAAGTTACAGATAGTAACAAAACTGTATCTTACATTGATGGCTGGAAAAAGATTGATACACCAAGTGTACAGTATCAAGTAGTAACATACGTTGCTAATGGTACTGCTAAACAATTTGAAATAGGTGTTGCACCAACAGTTGGAGAACTACCTGAAATTATTGTTTTTACAGATAGCACAGAAATTAAAACAGGTTGGGAATATAAACTAGATAGTGGAAGACATATTATCGAATTTACAACTGCACCAACAGTTTCAACACAAATAACAATTAAAGTATTATCTGATAACCAAACATCATTTGGATATTATGAGGTTCCAAACAATTTAAGTAACAACGCTTTTAATAAAAACTTTAGCGACATTACGTTAGGACAAATGCGTTCGCACGTTAGCGAAATTATTAAAACTGTTGACGGATTTTCAGGTGTGTATCCTGGAGCAGGTAATTTACGAGATATTGGCAATGCAGGAAAGTACGCAGGTAAAATTTTACATCACTCAAGTGGGTTAGTATTTCCTGGAATATTTTTACAAGAAGATCATTTAAATGTCACAACTGCATTAAAATATGCTTCAGACGAATATACAAAATTTAAACAGAAGTTTATTGCCGCGGCAGAAACGTTGGACTTAGACTTTGAAGATATACCAACAGCAGTTGATAAAATTTTAGCAAGTATTAATAGTACAAAAAGTGCATCTTTTCCATTTTACTACAGCGACATGGTTGGACACGGTACAAATAAAAAGAATTACACATACACAGTAACAGATAACAGAATCAAAAGTTATCAAATGGGATCTACCTTTAATCCAAAAACAAATACAAATCGTTCGGTATTAGTTTACATTAATGGAGTACAAGCGGTACTAGGCAAAGATTACACTTTCAATGCAACAAGACCTGCTATTGAAATGGTTAACGAACCTGCATTGGCTACTGTTATTAAAATTGTAGATTACAATAATACTATAGGAAATTATATCCCGCCTACACCTAGTAAGATGGGTATGTATCCTAAATACGAACCAATTAAATATACTGACGATACATATGTAACTAACGTCGACTTTATTCAAGGACACGATGGTAGTTTAACAAAAGCATACGGTGATGTTTTAGATGATGTTATCTTAGAATTAGAAAAAAGAATTTATAATAATATTAAAGCAACATACAAACCAGATGTTTTCAATATACACGAAACACAACCTGGACGTTGGAGAGATACTGGATATAGTAGATCTGAATATCAGTCAATTTTAAGTAGACATTTTTTACAATGGTCAATTAAAAATAGAATTGATTGGAGTACGCACGATGGATACGAGCGTGGTAATGAATTTACTTGGAACTATAATAAGATGGCAGATAAAATATCTGGCGAATTATTACCAGGCGGCTGGAGACAAATTTACAAACATTATTACGATACAGATAGACCACATACACATCCGTGGGAAATGTTAGGTATAGATGTTAAACCAACTTGGTGGGAAACGCAATACGGTCCTGCACCTTATACAAGTGGTAACCGAGTTATGTGGGAAGACCTACGTGATGGAAAAATTTACGACGCAACAACACAAACATATACTGTAAATAATCTTTATAAAAGAGCAGATTTACTAGATATGATTCCTGTTAATGAAAATGGAACACTAGTTAGTCCATGGAAATCATTAGCAACAGGAAGTACTGTATTTGAATTAAACGACAAGTGGGCAGTTGGAGACGGCGGTCCTGCTCAAGCGGCTTGGGAAAAGTCTAGTGAGTTTCCGTTTATGAAACAAATTGCTAACGCAGTAATGAAACCTGCAAAATATTTTAGTTTACTTTTTGATACAGACAAGGTTATTAGAACACCAATTACAAATAATATTGTAAGTGTTACTACAAACAAACAGTTACAAAGAAGTGATTTCGAAACTCCGTTAGTTGATCAGAATGTAATTAATGGATACAGTTTCTATGTTGCTAATCATTTAAACTTTTTAGGTGTAGCACCTAGTGTACTAAAAGATATTATTGATAGAGTAGATATTAATCTTGCAGTAAAATTAAGTGGATACACAGATAAAAAATTCTTAAAAGTACTTGCTGAACAAGTAAGTCCAAATGCAATTAGTGAAAACGTTATGATCCCTGATGAGGATTATGAGCTAGTTGTTACTAAAACAAGTCCTATTGTAAGTGCACCTTACAGTGGTGTAATTGTACAGCAAACTGATAGTGGTTATGCAATATACGGATATGACACACAGAATCCTGTGTTTAATGTTATCCCAAGTAGACAATCTAGAAACATTAATGTACACCAAGTTTTAGATCAAAGGTTTATTGAATACAAAGATAAAGAAGATTCAGTATTAACTGTACCATACGGAACAGAATTAAGTACACCGCAACAAGTATTTGACTTTTTAGTTAGTTACGGTAGATATCTAACATCATTAGGATATGATTTTGCAAACAACAGCGAACAAATGGCTGGTGGTATTGAAGTTGCTAACTGGACAATGGCAGGTAAAGAATTTGGATATTGGGTTCAACAAAAGTGGGGAACTGATGCAGTTATCACATTAAGTCCAAGTGCAAACAGACTTACATTTAGAAGAGCAGATAGTATGGTTGATAGTTTAGTTAATCATTACAATGGTAAATCTATAATGAATCAAAGTTTTGAAAACTTAACTGTAGACAAATTTAAAACTACAAGAGAAGATGGTGAGTTCGAAGTTACACCTGAAGCAACTGTAGGCGGACTGTATTTTGCTAACATTAAAACAGTTCAATACGAACACACACTTGTTCTTAATAATAGTACAATCTTTAACGATATTATATACCAACCAGAATTAGGTAATAGACAAAACAGATTAAAACTTGTTGGTTGGAGAACAAGTGACTGGGATGGCAGTTTAACAGCTCAAGGATTTGTTCTTAACCAAGGTAAAGTTGACCTATGGATACAAAATACAGATTACGCAAAAGGCGAAATTATTAAAAACAACGACAAGTTGTATACTGCAAGTGAAACGCATACTAGTGGGTTAACATTTGACTTTGATAAGTGGACACCAACTGATAGTTTCAAATTAGGATTACTTCCTAACTGGGACACACTAGGTGGCGATTTTGAAAGTTATTACGATGTCGATACTGTGAACTTAGAAAGTAGTGCAGACAAATTTGGTAAGAGTGTTATTGGATATCAAAGCAGAAATTATTTAGAAAACCTTGGATTAGATGATACTTCACAAGTTAAATTCTATCAAGGTATGATTAAAGAGAAAGGCACAAGCAACGCAATTGATAAGTTACTTCGTGCCAAACTCGATAACACTACTTCAAATATTGATATGTATGAAGAATGGGCAGTTCGTGTTGGCGAATATGGCGGACTAGATATTAACAAACGTGTAGAGTTAGAACTTAA